TGTGTGCGTGTGTGTGTGTATAGTGTAGTAAGTAAAATAATGATAATAATCTGTAATCTGTAACATAGTAACTAATAACCAATAAAATCAAGTGTTTCACATTTGCAACACATAAAAAAATCTGTAACAATAAAATTATGTTAAGAGAATACCAAAAAAAAGCAATAGCATTAATTGAGGGCAATCAAAATAAGAATGTCGCGCTACAAATGCCAACTGGATCAGGCAAAACTTTTACTTTTTGCGAAGTAGCCAAAAGGCATTATGCAGAAAATATTACAAGTGTGTTAATTTTAGTGCATCGTAATGAATTACTACAACAAGCAAAAAATAGTTTAGGTGAGCGTTGTTTCTTAATTGAAGCAGGTATTAAATCAATACCCAATGACTATGCTTATTATGTTGGCATGGTGGAAACAGTAAACAAAAGAATAAAGATATTGCCTAAATTTGGATTAGTAATTATTGATGAGTGTCACATCGGTAACTTTAAGAAAATGCCATTCTTTGAGCAAGAAAATTGCAAAGTGTTGGGTGTTACTGCAACACCGATTAATGAATACCCATTGGCAAACTATTATAATGAACTATTGCAACCAGTTACCATTACCGATTTAATTGATAACAATCATTTGCTTGATTGTGATGCCTACGGATTTGCATCTGATTTGGTGGCAGCGCAAAAGTTTAAAATTAAAGGCGGTGAATTTGATGAAAAGCAAATGGAGGAATTTTACTCAAGCGAAAAGATGGTTAATAATGTAATCGAAAGCTATTGGAAATTATCAGCAGGTAAAAAAACGCTAATATTCAATGTGAATTTAAAACACAACGATGCAGTTTATACTTCTTTATTATTTGAGGGCTTGAATGTTTATAGCATAACTGGTGAAACGGAAAAAAAAGAACGCGCTGAAATTCTGCAAAAGTTTAAGGAAGAACCTGATGCAATAATTTGCAATGTGGGTGTGTTGACTGCTGGATTTGATGAGCCAACAATTGAAACTATAATACTTAACCGAGCAACCAAATCTTTATCACTATACCTGCAAATGATTGGTAGAGGTAGCAGAACAAGCGAAAATAAAAGCAAATTTACTGTTATTGATTTGGGTAAAAATACTGCAAGGCATGGTCAATATACTGATTTTTTTGATTGGCAAACATATTTTAAAAATGGAACGAAAAAAGAAAATAAAAGTGTTGGAATGTCACCAGTTAAGGAGTGTCCAAATTGTGGTCATCTTCAGCATACAAGAAAAGTAAAATGCGAAAGTTGTGGTCACGATTTTGAAGAGGAGAGAAAAGCACAAGAAGCAGAAGAACAAATAAAACAACTTGTAAAACTAACGAGAGAAAAACCAATGAATATACCTACACAACACTTATTTCAATTAGCCGAAGAGCGTAGTTGGAAACCTTATGCAGTATTGCACAAAATTTGCGACCACATCATTCAATATGAGTTAAAACATTTGCCAACAACAACGCATGAGCATTCAGTTAAGATGGCAGGTGAGCAGCTATCTGTTTGGTGCAAAAAATATGAAAAGCAAAATAATAGGTGGCATCAAGATTTTATTATAACTTTGTTAAATGCAAAAAGAAAAGAAGCAGTCGGAGGATAAAATACAAAGTGATTGCTTTGTTTGGTTTCACAACACATACCCACAACATCGTGGTTTGCTATGCTATAACCTAAACAATAGCAAGAACAAAATTGATGGTGCAAGAAATAAAGCAAAAGGTCTAATAGCTGGCAGAAGTGATATGGTGCTTTATTACGATGCCAAAGCGTTTATGATTGAATTCAAAACATCTGATGGTGTGCAATCAGCAGGGCAAAAAGAATGGCAATGGTTGGTTACAAGCAATGGTTTTCAATATCACATCGTAAGGTCACTTGAGGAGTTTCAATCACTAATATTAAGCTTATTAAAATAATACTTATCTTTGTGGTATGAAAAGTAAACAAACGGAAAATATCAAGGCAACATCACTAATTGCTGATGACAAGAACTTTAATAAAGGTAGTGAAAATGGCGCAGAAATGATACGCAAATCGTTTGAAAAGTTCGGAGCAGGTAGAAGTATCCTTTTGGATAAAAACAATCGTATAATCGCAGGAAACAAGTCAGTTGAATTTTCTGGTATTGAAGATGTTCTTATTGTTGAATCCGATGGCACTCAATTAATAGCGGTAAAACGCACAGACATTGATTTAGATTCTCCACAAGGCAGAGAGATGGCATTGGCTGATAACGCATCTGCAAAGGCTAACATCGTGTTTGATGCTGAATTGATTGAGGCCGAACTGGGTGAAGCGGTTTGCGTTGAGTGGGGGATTGATGTTGCTACGAAATTAGAAGCAAAAGAAGATGACTTTGAAGTGCCTGCTGATGGAATTGAAACCGATATTGTGCTTGGTGATTTATTTGAGATAGGAGAACATCGTTTGCTTTGTGGGGATTCAACTGATAGCGATGCTGTGGCAAAGTTGATGGATGGGCAAAAGGCTCAAATAGCTTTTACAAGTCCACCATATAATGCAGGAAAAAGCGAATCTTTAAGTGGAAATACACATACAACTGATAATAAGTATAATGAATATAATGATAATCAAACACAATCTAATTATTTAGATTTGCTTATCGGATTTACTAATAATGCATTAATACATTCTGAATATTTAGTTTGTAATATTCAAAGTCTTGCAGGAAATAAAATTGCTTTGATTGAGTATTTGTATCAATACAAAAACAATTTTATTGATGTAGCAATTTGGGATAAAGGACACGGTGCTCCTGCAATGGCTGAAAATGTAATGACATCTGCTTGGGAGTATATGTTTTTTATATCTTCAAAAGAAAACGCAAGTAGAGCAATACCAAATGGTAATTTTAGAGGAACAGTTCCAAATATATATCGTGGAGCACCAAATAGAAATAATGAATTTTCAAATGTTCACGCTGCTACCTTTCCAATTGATTTACCGGAATGGTCATTACAATTTACAAAAGCAAATGATATAATTCTTGACCAATTTCTTGGCACAGGCACAACAATGGTAGCATCACACCAACTTAAACGCAAATGTTACGGAATGGAATTAGACCCAAAGTATTGCCAAGTAATCATTGATAGAATGAAGAAGTTAGACCCAACATTAATAATCAAACGCAATGGCAACACCATCACTTAAACACACTAAATTCATTGAGTTAGTTGCCAATGGCATATCGCAGGATAAAGCCTATATTGAGGCTATTGCACAAAAAAAAGTAAATGGCAATACTGCACGAAGCAAAGGTTCAATACTTGCTAAAAGGTATGCAAAGGAAATCCAAGAACATAAAGAATTAGTTAAGCAAGCAATTAACAATGCAACATCAACTGCCATAACTGAATTAGCAGAAAAGAATATACTATCAACTGCCGAACGAATGGAGATGTTGAGCAAGATTGCAAAGGGTGAGATTAAGATTAAGAAACCATTTGTTATTGCTGGTAAAATTATGGAATACCCATCCGAGCCAGACCATAACGACAGAACTAAAGCAATTGCCGAACTTAATAAGATGGATGGAAGTTATGCAGCAACTAAAACAGATTTAACCACTAATGGCAAAGAAATACGTTCATGGAGCGTGAAATCGAAGTAAACGAGGTCTATATTCCATTCCTTAAAAACGAGCAACGATATGCAGTTTTGAAAGGCGGCGCAGGATCGGGCAAATCCATAGCGGCAGTTCAAAAGATAATCCTGCGAATCACAACGGAGCAAGGCCATCGAATATTGTGCATTAGAAAGGTGGCAACAACGATTCGTAATAGTGTTTATCAGTTGTTTGTAGATAAGCTATTAGAGTACGATATATTTAGCGAATTCACTATAAACAAAAGTGAGATGCGATTTACCCACAATCCAACAGGCAATGAAATACTTTGTGCCGGTATGGATGACCCCGAAAAAATTAAATCAATTGCAGGTATCACATCGGTTTGGTGCGAGGAAGCAACCGAGTTGGATGAATTAGATTTTAATCAGTTAGAGTTAAGGGTGCGAGGCGAAACAGAAAACTACAAACAGTTTATTATTACATTTAACCCGATAAGTGAGCAGCACTGGATAAAGCGCAGATTCTTTGATGAACCTGATGCTGAAACCATGTTGATGAACAC